GGGGTCAGCAGCTTGCGCTGCACGCCGAACGGCACAGCGAGGTTGTCCAGATCGGCGCCCTTGGAATAGGGCAGCAGCAGGCCGCGAGCGCGCTGATTGAATTCCTCATCCTTGACCATCTCTCTGTAGGCGCCTGCCTGCAGCAGCTTGATGACCGGATCGGACTCGACCAGGGCGGTGTACTCAGGGCAAAGACGGCGGAATTCAGCCAGGCGCGCAGCGTAGATTTCCTCGAACGTGCGCTGCTTGAAGATGTCAGGCGCCGGCAGCTTATCGACTTCGATGGCGGTAAAAGAGGACACGGATGCACCGGCTGATGGGTCCGGTCCAGATTCCCATCGCGCGCGCGCGAGGCCGTGGAATGCGGCATGTAGCGCCGCCGCTTACGCTACATGCCCTGCAGGTGATCGAGGATCAGTTCGCGGATCAGCTGTTCGTCCGCAGCGGTGAAGCCGAGCAGCACGCGCCGCGCGTAGGTGACGCGGGGGCCACCCTTGCTCACGGTATCGGTGCGGCCTTCTTGGTGAATGCGGGCGATGCGCGAGACGCGCCCGGCGAAGCCCACCGCCGCCTCGCTCGCACTGGCACGCACCCGCAGGTGCTTGGCCTGCCGGATCTTGCCGAACATGACACGCCGCTTGATGCGGCCGGCCTTGGCCCGTCGGGGCGGTGGGTTGCGTCGAGCCGCAAAGGGGGTGCCATCAGGATTCTGCTGGCTGGCGATGCGCTTCTGCTGCGAGCGGCGCACGGCGGTGCCAACCTTGCGCGCCAAGCGGCCGCGCTCAGAAGCGCTCAGGCTCTGCAGCAGCGGTGCCACCCAAGCCTCCAGCCGCTGCAGATCCTCGCTCATTCAACGATGGCCGGCAGCGTTGCCACGACTTCGCCATCAGCGAATAGCAGGCCACCAGCCAGGGAGTGGCGGTGTTCCCATTCGGTGGGCGGTTCGAGCAGGTATTCCAGCTGGAATGCGCCGGCATTGTCTTGCACCACACGCACGCGCTCGGTCAACGGCAGCTTGATGGCCAGATCCACCAGCTTGTCGCTCAGCACGTCGACCACGAAGCTCAGCTTGTCGCGGTTTTCGGGATTGGCCAGCAGCTCGGGCTGGTGCCGGGTCAACCACTGCAGCAGCGGCACCATGACCGCTTCCGGTGCACCGGCGAAGTCGCGCAGGATCAGTTCAAGGGTGTAGCGGTACTGGAAGGACAGGCCCGCCTTGAAGCTGGCCACCAGCCCGCCATCGTCCACGAACACGAGCAGGCGTTCGGGATCTGCGGCCAGTGACGGCATCGCCGCGACCAGGTGCTGGCGGAGTAGTTGAGGCTTCTTCATCGCCGCGCGCACTCGGTCAGGGCGGTGTGCAGCTGGGTGACCAGCTGCTGCAGCGCCGTCACCTGCTCGCCGGCGGCGTGGTACTGACCGTAGTTGGCTGCGGTGGTTTCGGCGACGGCAGAGAGCGCAACGCCGGCAGCGGGCGCATCAGGATCGCCGGCAGTTCCGGTGGGGGCGATGCCTGCCGCAGCGGCGTCGTGGATGTGCACGAAGCCAACAGGCACAGCGCAAGCGGCATCAGCGGTCGGAGTGACATAGACGGGAACCTCTTTGGTGATGATGTCGCCGCGTTCGCGCACGATCTGTACGCGATCCACATACTCGGTCACGACGCGGGTGGTGCCCTGTGCCAGTTCCAGCTTGCTGGCCAGATCCTTCTTCTCGGCGTTGGCGCGGTCCAGCGCGGTGGTGGCGCGATTCACCCGCGCCTGCTGGCAGCTGAAAAGCCCGGCTGTGGCCGCGATCAGGGCCGCGATGGCAAGGGCGCGGTAGAGCATCAGCGTGCGCCCAGCGCGGCCAGGGCGCGGTTGGTGCGTGCGGTGCGGTCGGCCATGCCGTTCGGTGTGGCGCGACTGCGGGCGTTGCCCAGGTTGACCACCCGGCTGACGCTCAGCACGTCGCGCTGGTCCGCGTAGGCGTTGAGGCGGTTGTCGTGCCAGAACGCGGCCGCTGCCATGGCGCCGATTTCCGGCTCGATCAGCAGGGCGGGCATTTCCTCCAGCGGCTGGCCGATCAGCTGGCCGATGTGGCGATAGTTGCCTCGGCCGGTGTGCATCATCGGGCCGCGCCCGCGATAGACAAAGCCGTCGCCGCTGGCCTCGTTTCCGTTGCCGTTGCGGTTGGCGTAGACGCGGTTGCCCAGCTTCGCCGGTTGGTGGACGAATGCGGCAGCCTCGGGGCCTTCGACGTACTTGCCGAACACTTCGAGCAGACGCTCGCGGCTGTAGCTGAGTGATTCCTCCACCCGCGACAGGCTCAGGCTTTCGTGGCCGACCTGCGCGAGGAAGTAGGCCGCGCGCACGGGGGTGTTGATCCCGAAACGCTTCATCGCTGCATTGAACGGCGCCACCCAGCGCTGAGCGCGGGCGTGCGGGCATTGCATGATCTGCGCCAGTTGTGGGGCGGTCAGCACGTCAGTTGCTCCCGAACAGGTGCGCGACGTTGCCGCGCGAACGATAGGTGGCCACCAGCAGGACCAGCAATAGCAGCAGCTGCCAGACGGTGGCGTGGGAACGGGGGCCCTGCAGCACGATCTGCAGCGCCTGGCCGCCGGTGGCGGCGATCAGCAACCATGCGCACCAGGCGATGGCAGGGCGGTGGTTGGCGCCGGGGGCTGGCCGGTAGGTCAGCAGGCGGATGCAGATGGCCAGGCTGCACAGCAGCGTGGCGGTGGTCAGGAACTCAGCCATCGGAGCCTCCACGCGGCAGGCCGGTCACATCAGCCGTGCGGCTGCGCTCGATCAGGCTCAGGGTCAAGGTGACGATGACCGCCGCGCAGATGAACGCGGCAAGGCCCGTGGACACCACGCCGAAGCGCTGCATCACCTCGGTGCCGCCCAGGTAGCCGGCCACCACGCTGATGGCCAGATACACCAGGCGCTTCCAGATCGGCAGGTTCTTGGCCGACACGACGAACAGGGTGGCGCCGGCGAACGCGCCCAGGAAGGCATCAGTTTGGATCCCCGGCAGAATCGACGCGAGGCCGACCCCCGTTGCCAGTGCTGCCATGCTGCCGGTAGAGGTTGGTTCGGTCATCTTCAATCCCATAGCTGAACAAGGGGGCGCATCGCGGCGCCGGTGGACGGTGCGGGTACGTCGGGTAGCTCCACGACAGTGCCGATGGGCAGGACCGGCCCATGCAGGCTGATGCCGTAGTTCAGGGCGTGCGCCTTCTCGACCATGCCGGCGGTGGTGCCCAGGTGCCGGTGGCAGAGCGCATCGAGCGTGTCGCCCTGCATCGAGACGACGCGCATCAGATCAGTTCCACGGTGACGCGCGGCAAGCCCTGCAGGTCACAAATGGCGTTGCGCAGATCGCGGCGGATCTCATCAATGGTCGGGGTCAGTTCCTCCGCACGCTGGTTGCCCTGTGCGGTGGCGTCATAGGAGCGGTAGCGCTCGTGCAGTTCGACAGCGGTGGCGCAGCCCACCGCGCGCAGAAACAGATGCACCAGGCGTGTGCTGCCGTCGATCACCTGCGCCGGCACCTCGGCCAAGGTGGCGTAGCCAGCGGCTTCCTTGCCTGCCTGCCACGCTTCCAGTTCCCGCGTTACGTCCATGACGGCCGACACCACGGTGCTGCGCATCCGCGGTGCCTGAATGTCGCCAGGAACGCGGATCGTCTCGCGCAGCACGGCCACGTCGATTTCCGGCCAGAACGTGCCGGCGGTGACGTTAGGCTGCTTGGTGACGGGCGATGCGTTGGCAACAAAGCTGCTCATGGTGGCCTCGTAGGTCGCCGGTGGTCGGGGCGTCACACCAAGGGAGAGAGGTCTTGGTGATCGGCCCCGAGCCGGCGGGGTTGCGGGGTACGCTCGGTGTGAGGTCAGTCGTTGGACTGACTGGCCTCGAACTTCTTCATCAGGCGCTCGGCGCGCTTGAGGTCTTCCTTGCCGCCGCAGGCGTCATACAGCTGGATAGCCTTGCGCAGATCGTCGATGACCAGGCCGACAGCCTCCGCATCCAGCGGCGCGTCGACGGTATCCGTTGCGAGCCGGCCACGGCCGCGTGCCACCAGCAGACGGGCCTGCACTTCGTCGGGCATGTCCTGGCCATCGGTCAACTCCACCGCACGGTCAAGCACAGCCAGATCGAACGGTGCGCTGGTCTTGAGTGCGTTCACGGCGGCCTGTCCGATTTCTTCGGCAACCACGCAGCCTGCGGTGCGCTTGTGCGCGTCCGGCATATCCAGCCCGTGGGCAAGCACGTACTGCGCAATGTCCAGCCCGGCATCGAACTGACCGGCATCGAAGTGCCAGAGCATCAGCGTGGAAACGATGTCGTCCTTGCCGCCGGCGTTGGCGGAGAGCACGCCTTCCAGATACGGGGCATAGGAGGGCAGCAGCGCAACCTTGAGCTGGGCTTTGCCTTGGGTGGACTGGATCTGTTTCAGGCGGGCACGGTCTGCCGTCAGACGCACCTGCATCTGCTGGTAGATGGTGGTCCCTTCCATCAGGTTGCTGCCGGCGGTGCGCGCCGCTTCCTTGGCGGCGAGCACGCGCTTTACGTGGCGACTGGCTGGAGTGTCGGCCATGGCTTACTTCCCATACTCGATGTTCTCGGCAATCGCGCCCATGCCGTAGTCTTCGACCACGTAATCGTCGTTCGACGACTCGAAGTTTGCGACGCGATTTTTATTCGGCTGCTCGATGATGTGGCGACGGCGGGACGCAATCTGCCAGTACAGAGACAGGTTGCTGAGCGAGGTCACCATCAGCGACTTGGCCGGGAAGAACGGCACGACGACCGGCTGCAGGCCACCGATGCGCTTGGTGCCCAGGATCAGCTCGGCTGCGACCTTCTCGGTGGCGGCCTCTGCGCCGTTGATGATCGGGAAGTACTTGTCGTGGACCAGAGTGCGGCCGCAGATAACGACCAGGTTCGGGTCTTCCTGATGCCATGGGTCGATCATGTTGGCGACCAGGTCAAGCACCAGGGCGTCAATGTTCTGGAAGTCAGCGCCGGCACCGCCGACCTTGATCTTGCCCGAGCCCTCGGCGCCTTCGTGCATCACACGCTCGGGCGCGTGCTCACGGTACTTCTGCAGCCAACCCTTGTTCACGTCCTGCAGCATCGGATTGGCCACGCGGTTGGTGGTGGTGGCAATGCTGGTGCCGTGCCAGCCGATCATGATGCGGTCCAGACCCTGCCGCTGGGCGATGGCATCGCGGATGAGGGTTTGGAACTCCGGGCGATGCGCCCAGGCATCCAGACGCGCATAGGGCAGCGCGGTGTCGAAGTCGGTCTTCTGGCATTCGTAAGTGTTGGACACCAACGAGGTCGGGTCGGACGGGTTGCGCTCACCATTGCCGCTGGTGTCGGTACGGCCGGCGATGGTGCCGCTGATGCCCACACCGACCTTCTCGCCCTTGAGGTCGTTCACGCCGACCATGTTGATCGCCTGAAGGAACGCGCTGCTCTCCTGAATTCGGGCTTCGAGGCTCTGTTGGACCGTCGGCTCGACGGAGAAGGTGTTGGCCACGCCGCTGACGTTGTTCAGCTTTGCAACCTGCTGGGTGTAGCCCTCGAACTGGCGGCGGGTTTCGGTACGCATGGGGTAGCTCCGGATTCGTGAAGAAGGGGCCGATCAGCAATCGGTGATGTTGGCGGCGTCCACGTCCTTGCCACCCGGCACAACCGGGCGTTGGGTGAATGCCTGCGGGGTTTCGTCCAGTTTCTTGCGCAGACCATTGACCTGAGTGGACAGCGCCTGCACCTGCTCGCGCAGTTCGCGGTTGTCTTGGCCCAGCTTGGCCATGGCCGCATCCTGCTCGCCCACCGCGCCGAGCAGCTGGGTAGCGAACTCGGCCACGTTGAACTCGGGATCTTCCTTCGCCGGTGCTGGTGCGGGCTTCTTGGCCAGCCCGAGGCTGGACAGCAACGCGGCAACCGGGCCGGGGCGTGCCTCCGGCTCATCCTCGGCCGTGAACTTGATGATGGTCTCGGCGGCCTCGGTGAACAGGTTCTCCGGTGCCTGCTTGCGATCCTTGAGCGGGCTGCTGTCGGGATTCTGCGCGGAGAATGCGAGCATGCTGGTGCCGAGGCTGGCCGGCGAGTCGGTGACTGCCAGGCCGAACAAGTACGCCTTGCCGCTGTCGGCGAACTCCGGCGAAATCTCAATGCTGGTGAAGACCTTCTGCTTGCGCACGTTCACCATATCGACCAGGTCATCGGTCGGTTCGACCTGCGCGAACAGGGCCAGCTTCTTCTTGCCGGCGATGTCCACTTCCTCGGCCTTGACCGCCAGCACGTCGCCATAGGCGCGGAACGGGCTGTCCGGCAGCGTGCTGCGGAAGTGTTCCAGCCAGATGCGGGCGCCGTACACCTGCGGATCGTAGGTTTCGGCAATGTCTGCGATCTGCTGTCGTTCGATCACCCGGCCATCGGTGGTCGCGCCTTCGACGGCCACACGGAAGAACTCGGAACGCTTCTTGGTTTTGCTGGCCATCTCGCCCTCTGCTGGTGTCGGTGCGCATCGGTTCTCGATGCGATGACCCATGGTCGAATGAGGGCGACTCAGCGGCAATGCGAACGATGTGTAAGCCGCTGTTCTACGTAGGGTTTTCGTGTCGCGCGCGCGTGACTCCGGGCAACCTGTTCACGTGAGCAGCCTAGCCGAAAAACTCCACGTCGATCCGCGACGCCAAGCCAAATTCCTCTAC